TGTGGATAAAGGTAACAAAGATGTGAGCGCGGCAACCAGACATGCAAAGGAATCACCACATGGAATACGAAAGACAACTCACATTAGAAAGCGAAATGTCCATCTTAGGACAGATAAGATACAAGGCTAGACAACAGAGCGTTAAGGAGAACTCACAACATTGGGCTACTGATGGAGCTAGAGAGTACACTTCTCGATTATTAACTACCCTCTCAGAACGAATAGAAACTAGAATAGAAATGATGGAGAAGAGAAGGGGTAGTGTACCATCTGCTTTAGAACACTTAAAGTTTCTTGATTCTAAAGTCATCGCATTGTTAGCAATGCGTTCGACACTCAATTCAATTATGCGATTGAGGTCTGTTACCCGATCCGCAGTTATGATAGGCAGTGAAATAGAGAGGGAAGCACGTTATCACAGGTTCCGTGCTGCTTATCCGGGATTGTTTGAGACTATTAAGAATCGTATTAAGACTTCAAGTTCACCCGGATACAAACATAAAGTAATCCAACACGCCATGAAAACTTCTGGTTGGGATTACAATCCTTGGCCTGAAGAAATTAAATTAAGAGTTGGTATTGTGGTATTGGATATCTTAGTGAACTTAGGGGTGGTGGAACGTAAGCATCCTATCTTAAATACTAGAGCTAAGAAGGGGCCAATACTAACTGCTTCAAAAAATCTTAATCAATGGTTGATAGCTTATGATGATTTCTATGAGCTACTTTCTCCTTTGTTTCTTCCTTGTGTCATTCCACCTAAAGATTGGACTTGCCCTGTTATTGGAGGTTATCACAGTGAGGAATTAGAAATCTTATCTCTTGTCAAGGGAACTACTAAAAAATATTTAAAATCCCTTGAAGAAAAAGAGATGCCGATTGTTTATGCTGGAATAAATCATTTGCAATCTGTTGGGTGGTCTGTTCATACTCCTATCTTAGACATAGTAGAAGCTCATTGGAATATGAGTAGAGAGGTAGGAACCTTACCTTCTTTAGATGACCTACCTCTTCCACCAAAACCTTTAGATATAGGGGATAACAAAGAAGCTCGAATTAAATGGAAGCGTAAAGCCGCAACCATATGGGATAAGAATATAAGAAGTAGAAGTAAACGCATTGCTGCAATGCAGATTATTACGACTGCAAAAAGATATGGAGAGGACACCTTCTTTTATCCACATCAATTAGATTTCAGGGGTAGGGTATACACAGTACCTCATCCGCTAACAGCACAAGGATCTGATTTATGTAGGGGGTTACTTCAATTTTCAACGGCCCTTCCTATAGGAACTATAGAAGGTATGGAATGGTTAGCAATTCATGGAGCTAATGCATATGGCTACGATAAAGTACCCTTTGAGGATCGAATTACTTGGGCGAAAGATAACACAAAATATATTGAGGCATGTGCAAGTGATCCATATGAACATAGATGGTGGTTAAAAGCTGATGATCCTTGGCAATTTTTAAGATGGACTTATGAATGGGTGGGTATAAGTAATGAGGGATTAGATTTTAAAAGCAACCTACCTATCAGTATTGATCAGACCTGTTCAGGACTACAACATTATGCTGCATTGTTAAAGGATCCTATCTCTGGAAAGTCCACAAATTTAATTCCATCTGATGATCCTAACGATATATATTCTGATGTGGCTAATGCAGTGATGAAAGCTTTACACAAGAAACAAGGAGAAGAGTATGCTAGTCTTTGGCTTCACTTCAAAGTAGATAGACAAATAGTTAAACGAATAGTAATGACAACCCCGTATGGATCTAAAAAGTATAGCCATAGAACATTCATTATTGAGGCAATTAATTCTAGAGGTTCTCATCCTTTTGGGGATAAAGTTCCTGAAGCTTCTCAATGGCTAACCAATGTTGTTTGGGATGTTATGGGAGAGGTGGTGGTCGCTGCTCGATTGGGGATGGAGTGGTTCAGAGATGTTGCAAGGATTGTAGTAAAAGAGAATAAGATTCTAAGTTGGGAGACACCTATTGGTTTCTTAGTGGAACAGAATTATGAAGCTATGCAATCAAAACAAATTAGATTATCGTTGGGTGATGGGAGTTCCTGTAAAGCTACGTTAAGAGTTCCAACCAGCAGTACCACTCCTGATGTTATAAGACAAATCAATGGGATAGCTCCAAATGTAATCCATTCATTAGATGCTACTGTATTATTGATGGCAGTGAGTGCAGCGAAAACCTGTGGTATTGAGAGCATGGGGGTTGTTCATGATTCTTTTAGTTCTCATGCGTGTAATGTATCAAAGCTTGGTTCTATAGTGAGGCAAGCTTTCGTAGATTTATATTCGACTTGTGTTATGGAAGACATAAGAAATCAGTTGCAAACTTTGACTGATAAAGCATTACCACCTGTTCCCAAGAGAGGGAGTTTAGATATTTCAAAGGTATTACAATCCAAATATTTTGCGGGGTAATTATATGCTAAACATTTTTAGAACCAGAAAAGTAGGAAGAACTACAGGAAGGAATGCAATATCAGAGATCTTTGAACTTGCTGTGGCAAGAGGTCGTGTAAAGAGTAGGACTATTCCTGCTAAGGAAGTAATGATATTAAAATCTTTATATGTCCCCGGACATCCTGTCATGTATCGCGTAGCCTATCCATTACATAAGGAACATACATGGGAAATTGCTGACGTTTCAGAGAATGAACTGGTTCCATTTTGTGGGCCATTACCCACTAGTAAAGGAGACTTTTGATCCAATTATGAATGGCTTTTGTTTGATTCAAGTGTTAGTTATTTTATGTCGATTACTTTAAGGAGACCTCAGATGCTAGAAATTTATGATACTGGTAAAAAGCCTTTTATTTCACCCAAAGGTATAGCTAAGTTCCCTGCTTTACTCAATGCTGATGATCATTATGACAAGCCACATGGTATATACAAGGTGGACTTGATCGTTACTCCCACCCAAGCAAAAGCAGTTGCAGCACATGCAAAGAGAGAAGCAGTTAAGTTTAAGAATGAAGACTTGAAAAGTAATCCTTCTCGCAAGGATTGGGGTATTCATGTCCCGGTTACTCCAGATCTGAATAAAGAAAAAGAGGAAACGGGTCAGATGATTCTTCGTTTCAAACAGAAGAAGATGATTGTCACTAGAGATGGTCGAGAAATTGAGAAGAAGATATTTATTTGTGATGCAGACGGTAATAGGACTACAAACATAGAGCCTAAAGGTGGCAGTAAACTTAATGTAGCTTACTATATGCTTGCGTACATGGCCCCTTCAACAAAAACATATGGTGTAACTTTCCGATTGCTTGGAGTTCAAATTATTGAATTGGTTGAAAGCAGCGAAAGAGATATGGGCTTCACCAAACAAGAGGGTTACGTCCAGCCAAAGCAAGAAGCTGTAGACAATGAAGAAGAAATACGAATCGAAGATTTTCAACCAGACTCAACGGTATCTATCGAAAGCAACGAAGAAGATACCGAAGCACCGGCGTTCTAAACCTGTTAGAGAGAACGATAGATTTTATCGGTCTCGATTAGAACGTGACATTGCTGATGATTTAATGACAAGGGATGTAAGCTTCGGGTATGAGTCATGCCGTATTAAGTATGTCTCATCCCGAATTTACATCCCGGATTTCATGTTGCCTAATGGAATCCTGATCGAAGCTAAAGGATGGTTTCAATCTTCAGATAGATCTAAGCATCTGAGGATAAAGGAACAGAATCCAGAGTTAGATATTCGATTCATTTTCCTTAACGCCAAACAAAAATTAAGTCGGCAAAGTAAAACTTCCTATGGAGATTGGTGCGATAGGTATGGATTTAAATGGTACGAAAAAAAGATTCCAAAGGAATGGATATATGAACCAGCAAAACAAGGAACACAACAGCAGTTTATTTTTAAGACATGAGCCTTGTCCATCTTGTGAATCTAAAGACAATCTTGCTCGTTATAAGGATGGACATGCATATTGTTTTGGGTGTAGTTATTACGAGCCTAGTAAACAAGGAGTACCCACAGTGACTAAGCAATCAGCGGACCCGTCTTTAATAAAAGTTCATTACACTTCACTTCCGAAACGAAAGATAGACGAAGATACTTGTACTCGATGGAGATATGGAGTTGGTTCGTATAAGGGTAAACCACAGCATGTTGCTCAATATACCGATGCATCTGGAAAGATCATTGCGCAAAAGCTAAGAGATAGTGAAAAGAATTTTACTTGGTTAGGAAATTCTAAGTCTGTTGGGTTATATGGTCAGAATATGTGGAAGGCAGGTGGACCTAAAGTAGTTGTAGTTGAAGGAGAACTGGATGCTCTATCGCTTAGTCAGATTCAAAATCATAAGTGGCCTGTGGTTTCTTTACCGCATGGGATTGCTAATGCGGAGAAGGCTGTATCGAATTCTATTGAATGGCTCAACTCATTCAAAGAAGTAGTCTTTATGTTTGATCAGGATACTAAAGGACAAGAAGGCGCAGCAAAAGCTTCATCCATACTTCCTCCCGGTAAAGCATTCATAGCTACTCTCCCCTTGAAGGATGCTAATGAAATGCTTATTCAAGATAAGGGAGGTGAAGTGGTTGCTGCTATATTCAAAACCCGTGCATGGAGACCAGATGGTATCGTAGATGGTCGTGATCTGTGGTCTCTTGTCTCCACACCTAGTGAACATAAATCTATTCCATATCCTTGGAGTGACCTGCAAGAGATGACGTTAGGATGTCGTACTCATGAGATTGTAACTCTTTGTGCTGCCACTGGGACTGGGAAGAGTACGATATGCCGTGAGTTGGCACATTATTGGGCAGGTACTGGTGAAGTAATCGGATACATTGCTTTAGAAGAATCCTTACGAAGAACTGCTTTAGGTATTTTATCTACTGAGATGAATAAACCTATCCATTTAGATGAAGGTACACAAGATGAAACTTATTTAGAAGAACTAAAAGAAGCTTATGATAAAACTTTAGGATCTGGTAACTGGTATCTGTATGATCATCATGGAAGTTTAGATCCTGAGAATCTTATATCTAAAGTACGCTACTTAGTTAGAGGTCTTAACTGCAACACGGTCATTGTAGATCACCTTAGTATTCTAATATCTGGCCAAGCTGAAGGTGATGAAAGACGCATGATTGACAATACGATGACTGAGTTGAGGAGTCTCGTTCAAGATGTTGGATGTAGATTGATACTAGTTAGTCACCTAAGAAGGACAGATCGTAGTACCGAAGAAGGACTGAGCCGACCTGCTTTGAACTTGCTTAGGGGATCTCATGCTATTGGTCAAATAAGCGATGTCGTACTTTCCAGTGAACGCAATCAGCAGAGCGATGACCCCGAAGAAAAAGATGTGTCTGTCTTACGAATCCTGAAGAATAGACACACAGGTGAGACAGGTACTTGTGGTAAATTAAAATGGGACAGATCTACAGCACGATTAATAGAATTAGAAACCGATACTGAAAAAGATATGTTCAAACACAGAAAGGTTGAAGATCCTCAAGGAGATTTTTGATATGGG